CCCTCGTTATCCTCGAGCGCGCCGGCGGGGCCCTTCGTCACGATGTTGAACGCCCGCTTCTCGCGCGAGACGAGATGCTCGAGCAGCAGGTCGTCGGTCGCGGAGCCCGGCTCGTAATGGATCGTCGCCGAAAGTTCGCCGGGGTCGGCGAGCGCGGCGATGAACTCGCGGATGCCATCGGCGCTGTCATGCGTCGTGGTATCCACCGTCTCCACGGTCAGGTTCGGGCGGTTGACGTTGAGCAGGCCGTTGACCTTGGTCAGCACGCCGGCCCCATTGGTCAGGTACAGCGCGGTACCCAACCCCAGAACACCAGTCATAATTCACGTCCTCTCAGCTTTGAGGTTTCCACCACACGAAAAAATCCTGGCTGACGCGGTAGGCCTTGCCCCCGCCGGGAATGTCGGTGATCGGCATGTCCCGTTCAGAATCGAGGAACCCGGCATCGAACCGGATGCCACCCACGATCGCGGGAAGCTCCACCGCAGCCGTCACCTGCCGCGAGACCAGCTTCGCGTCCTCGTAGCTGGCTCCCCAACTGTCGAACTGGACCCGGGGCCCGTAGAAGCCCGACGGACCGTCCTGCGTGTATGTCCGGTTCGGCGAGATGACCTGCAGCGTCAGCGCCGGCAGCGGCGTGCCCTCCGGCCGCACCAGCGGCCACACGCGCTCGCCGACAATGTTAGCGATGCCGGCGAACGCCAGCAGCCGCGCGATCAGCGCCTCTTCCATCGATCACCCCTTCGCCGCCCTGGCGATGGCCGCAGCGAGATCGTTGCGGATGCGCGATTGCACCTGCCCCTTGGTCGAATCGAAGGCCGGGCGCATGAACGGCTGCGCAGCCGTCTTGACGGTCCCGTACTCCACCAGGTGACCGTACCAGCCGTCCGGTTTGCTGTTGCGCTGCGGGCCGATGTAAACGGTGACGGCGCCGCCAAGCCCCAGGGTAAGGCCCTGCCCATCATAACCGGCAATCGTGTCGCTGACCGTGATGCTGTCGCGCAGGTCGCCAGTATCGACGGGGACGAGATCGCGCGCCAGATCTGCGATGATCTCGCCGGCTTCCATGAGGATCTGCCACTGGATTTTCTCGCCGATCGCCTCGGGAAGCTGATCAAGCTTCCTCATCAGGCTGTCGAGGCCCTCGACCTCCGCCGTCAGGCGCTTCACGTGTCGCGTCGATCCACGATATCGACCTCGACACGGCACCCGAACACCATCGCGGCGAGCATGAGGATGCGGGTGCCGATCCAGATGCGAACCGCCAGCCTCTTCATGCCGGTCAGCTTGGTCGTCAGCGTCAATCCGCGCATCGCGTCTGCTGGATTGACTTTAATCTGGCTCATCACTGGGCGATCCTCACGGCTTCGATCTCACGTTCCGCGTTTCGCTCGCGGCTGGGGATGTTTGAGACGATGTCCCATGCACTTCCATCGAACATGATCCGGTCTCGGACTGTCACGCCATTGGTCTGCGTGTTGGCCGGAACGATGAATGTCGCGGCGGCGCTTGCGCTTTCCTGCGCGGCGTCACGCCTCTCTGAGCCTTTGGCGAAGATCACGTGGGCAAACTCACCGCCACTCGCCGCCCAGGTCTCGACGTCCTCATTGAACGCGTTCTTGGTGACCGTCGCCCGTTCGAAGACGATCTTCCGGTCGCGCTTGCCCGCCTTCATGCGAGCGCCGGATCGCGATAGCGCCACAGGATGGCCTTCACGCCCGACGGAATTTCTGCCGTCTCGCGGTCGGCGAACAGGGCGCCGAGCATCAGCAGCACAGCCGATTTCACGAGCGCCGGCGCGGTTTCCGCGGTCCAACCGTGCTCAGGGCGCTTGATGTAATCGACGATAATGTCGGACGCGCCCTCGCGCTTGAGATCGATATCGGCGTCCTCATCGTTGCTGAGGATCCGCAGATGCGCCTTCGCCTCGGCGAGCGTGACCAGCGCGACCATCAGGCCACCTTGTCCTTACCGTCACGGCCGCGCTTCACGGCCAGCCGGAAGCCGCTGTCCGCGGTGTCGGGCTTGGCGTCTGTACCGCGCTGCGCGATCCAGTAACTGCCCGCCCACGTCACGCCGTCGCCGGCCTCATAGGCGCGCTCCGCCTGCCACACGCCGCGGTCGATCACGACCGGGAACGACAACTGATAGGTGCGCTCGGTATCGCCGGCCTTCATCGCGAAGCGGATGGTGCGGCCATCCTCCATGACCTCGGCGGTGAAGTCGTCCAGCGACATCGCGTCGCGCCCGTCCTTCGGCACGGGAATCGCGGCGACCATCTCGCGCAGCTGCTGCTCGAGCGCGGCCATGTCCGCATCGCGCCCCACCACCTGCCCGAGCGTGTGGATCGTGCCGTCGGTCATGGTGGCGACGCACTCGCCGGCCCGGTTAACGAACATCGCGGCCAGGCCGATGCCGTCCTTCGGTGTCGGGATCGCCGCAACGGCCGCGCGCACCTGCTCATCGAGCAGCGGCCGGACGTCGTCCACCGTCACACTGGTGCCGTCCTGCGGCGCCGGGATCGCCGCCACCGCCGCGCGCACCTGCTCGTCGATCAGCGGGCGAACATCATCCACCGTCACGCTGGCGCCGTCCTGCGGCGCCGGGATGGCAGAGACCGCCGTGCGCACCTGCTCGTCGATCGCCGCGCGGATCGCCTCCATATCGGGCTGCACCGGTGAGGCCGGCGCCGGAAGCGCGGCGAGCACGCGGGATACGATCTGGTCGGCGGTGGGGATGCCCTCACGCAGCTGGTCGACATCGACCGCGATCAGCCCGCGACGTTCGATCTCGCGGACGACGGCAGCGTCGACCAGGCTGCCGATCTCGTCGGCGCCCGGGGCCGCTGCGCGCCGCTGCAGCTCCGCCTCGAGGCGCTTGATGGTCTCGATGAGCGGCGCGACTTCCTTCGCGAGGAACTCGCGGACGATCGCCGCGGTCGCATCGGCAAGCGCCTTGGTATCAAGCATGCAGCGCCTCCCGCAGGTCTTTCTCGAACAGCGCGATCGCCGCGCGCCGCGCATTATCGTTGGCGGCCTGCGCCTCCGACCCATCGTCGCGCTCTGCCGGCGCGTTCGCCGCCGGCGCGGTCGCGAACGGATCTTCGCGCGCGTCACGGCGCGCCAGCGCGGCGAGGCTGTAATTCTGCTGCTGCAGATAGACCGCAGCACCACCCTCGGTCGGCTTCTTGTCCAGCTTCGCGCGCTGCTCGTCGATCGTCAGGATGCCGGCCGATTCCTTCAGCACCTGCATCTGCGTCACGCTGTCCATGCGCAGCAGGTTGTCGATGTCGAACTCGGTGCCCAGCCGGTCGCCCGTCGCCAGCCCCTCATCCAGACACAGCTCGATCGCCTCGATGTGCGACTGAAGACACTGAGAATAATATTCGGTGTTGAGCGCCTGCACGTTGTTGTAGCTCGGCATGGTGCCGACGCCGATCTTGTACGGCGGCACGTGATAGGTCGAACAAACGACCTCGGCCGACCACTTCAGCTGCTCGATCAGCTGCGCGTCGGTCGCCTTGACCGACATCGCCTCGAACTTGAGCCCGTCGCCCAACACGGCAACCTTGCCGGCATTCTCGCCGGTGAAGTTCGCGTCCCAATAGGCCTTCAGCCGATCCGCAGTCGCGTCCCCGATAGCGCCGGGTGCAGTGAGCACACCCCCCGGCCGCGCACCATTCTGGAACAGCCGCGCGCTCGCGTTCTGGATCGAGATCCCCTGCGTCGCAGCCAGGCCGTTCGCGTAGATCGGCGACAGGCCGACAAGCGGATGGAAGAAACAATTGAACCGGTCGTGGATGATCTCGCTGGCCGGCACGACCAGCTCACCCTCGAGGCCGACCAGGTGATCGGTCTTCAGCTCGTAATAAACATCGCCATTGGTCGCGACCATCGGCCGCGCCCGCCCCGGATCCAGAACGTGCAGCTTGACGACGACACCGCGCGCATCGCGCTGCTTGAGCACATAGGTGTTGCCGGCCTGCAACTTGCTCAGCACCCAGTTCTCGAAGAACTGGATGCGATTCTGGAAGCCGTTCGGCTTGCGCAGCACCGGCGAATATGCGGGGTTGGTCACCTCGCTCCAGATGCCGTTATCGTCCTTCGCCACCAACTTGATGCGCAACTTGGCAATGTCGCAGGCGATCAGCGTCTGACAGGCGAAAACCGCATGGTGCGAAAGGACGGTGTCGACCTTCACCTCGATGTTGCGCTGCCAAGCACCCGTGAAACCCTCACGAACCAGCGGCCACCACCCATTGCGCCCGTCGACGTTCACCAGCTGACCTGGCGCCGCCTTCTCGCGCGTGATGGTGAAGCCGAGGATGCGCATCACTTGGCCGCGCGGTGCTCTTCGATCTTCTTCGCCAGCGTCTCCGCATCCCAGCCATGGAAGGGCTGCTTGCCGATCACCTGCTTGTAGGTGTCGCGCAGAGCGTCGAGATCGGGCTTGCCCTCACCGGAATCGCCGGCTTCGGCGCCATCAACAGCCTCGGCGGCCATGGCGGTGGTATCATAGCCGAGCTTGCCGAGAACACGCGCATAGCGCGGGTCCCGCGCCTTGAGCGCCCGGGTGACATAGGATTGGTGCTTCATGTCGATCTCCCGCGAAAGGGCCCGGCCGCACCGGCAGCCGAGCCCCTCGATTGCCGCGCTTACTGGTAGGCGGCGCCGGTGATGTACTGGACGGCGCCCGGACGGCGCTTGCCCCAGTTGATGTACCGCTCGGCACGGATGCCGACGAGGTTCATCTGCCACAGCGACACGAACACCGTGGCAGCGGCCGGCGGATCGGTCGGCGCGCTGTCCATCTGCAGCGAGGCCTCGCGGCTGACGTCGAGCATCGTCTCGCCATCGTCCGCGAGAAGGATCTCGCTCGCCTTGGCAAGGATGATGCGCGAACCGGCCGGGATCGCCGGCGGGCCGGTAACCGCGACCTGCGCGGGGATGTTCTCCGAAAGGATCACCGGCAGCCCAAGCCACGTGCCGCCGCTCGCCCCGGAGATGCTGATGTCCGGAAACTCACGCTGGCCAAGCGGGTTCATCATGAGCGCCAGGCCAAGCGCCTGGGTCTCCGTCATGATCCAGACGGCGCCCGCCAGCGAAAGGTTCGCGGCAAGGAAGTTCGCCATCAGCTGCTTCGCATCGGCCCGCACCGCGTCGGCATCCGTCCCGGAAGCGACCACCGGCGTCACGCCATTGGTGATCGACGCCGGCGAAACGCCGGTCACCGCCGCATTGTCCGGATCGACGAACTCGGTGTCGAGGAACTGCGCGGTCTGCGCGATCAGGTCGTCACGCACGACCTGCTCCGCCGAGGGGCTGGACGCACGCGCCAGCTCGTCGGTGATCACCACGATGCCCGCCGTCTTGGCGCGACCGAGGCTGATCTGGTCGAACGCCAGCGCGCTGACCGGCTTGGGCTTGCCCTCGCCGACCCAGCCGACGGTCGAACCGCCGGTCTGCCGCGGGATCTTGATCTCGAACGGCACCATGCGCAGGCCCGGAATGCGTCCGATGATGGTGGCGGGGCGCAGCAGCTCGGCGAACTCGCTGGTCATGTTCGTGTATTCGACCAGCGGCTTCGCCCAGGTGGCATCGGTCGTGGTGCCGGCGGCGACCGCT